TGCTATGGTTTGTTTGTAGAGTTTGAAGAACAATACCCACTAATTGATGGCTACACTAGAACTGGTAAAGCTGTTGATCATACAAACATGAAGATGTTTATTAAGTTGTATAAGGAGAAATTAAATGATTAAGGTTCAACCACAAGAGTACGAAACGTATTATCAGTGGGTAGTAAATACTAAAACTAGATGGTGCTCATTCTTAGTTCAAAGGTATTTCTATGATGTTGGTGTTGTCTTAGAGGAAATTGACTTTGAAGATGATCGTGTTCTTGAACAGTATGTTTTAGAAGGTTTTAATCCTGAATCACTACCTTTCTTTAACCAAGAAAAAGATCAAATTATTGTGATTACTTTAAAGGAGAGAAGCAATGAAATTTAAACATGGTGTTGTGAAAGAGGTTGATAACTATGAGAGTTGATCTTGAAGTCTATAATGATTTCTTACTATACAAAGGTTTTAAAATATTCTGTATTAAGGCAGGATATGAGAGATCGGGGTATCCAATAGAAACCGTGTATAAAGCACAACGAGGTTTTACAAAGACGCAATCTAGTAACCTTATTAAGTTGTTTGAGGATATTGATTTCTTAGCTAGTAAACTTCAAGAGGAGGAGATGTATGAAGAATTGAAGTTTGAACGACTACATCAAGACTTCTTAGAATCCTTACCATTAGAATTTAAAGAAATGCACGAATCGTTATGGCAAGGCAATAAAAAACCTAACAGCGATTAATTGTTAGGTGAGGAGAGTGGAGACTATAAAGTCTCCTTTTCTGTTTTTATTATTATAATTTATTAACGAAATTGGTTATAAAATGCTTTAGCAAAATCAATAAAACTAAGAATAGCTTTTACCCACTTTTCCCAATTCTCACCAAGATCAAATAAGAAGCTCTTAATAAAAGCAATTACCCAAGCTTTCTTATCTTGTCCTGATTGTTTCTCTTGTTCTGCTGCATCCATTGCATTTAGAACAGTTTGATAAATTTCTTGACCAATTTCAATCCCTTGAATTAGTACGTTAGCTGTTTGTGCAATTGTTGTCATTTCGTCACCTCATTTCTTATTCTTAACGTAGTCAATTAAGACTTCACTAATACTCTTTGCAATTAACCAATACCTTTCTTCAAAGACTTTCAACTCTTGATCATTCGATAAAAAAGAAACTTCCAAGATTAACCCACCATCGTTGATATAACCAAGTTTACCTCTAGCCGAATCTTCTTGTGTAATGTACCCACCAACACCACGTAATCGACTTCCTGTAACTTTAGAAACGGTAGTAGATAACTTTTGAGCAAGGGCTTTATCTTTAGGTAGTGCGATACACTCAACACCGTTTGCTGTCTTGTTGGCTGAACTATTGAAATGTATTTCCAACGCAACATCCGAACCTTTAATCAGTTTGATTGCTTCTCTTAGTTCAAGATTAACTTGACCATAACCATCACATCGAGTGGTGATCTCTTTATCTTGTTGCAAATAGTGTAAAATAGCGTTTCGTAACTTAACAGCTAAGTCTGCTTCCTTGATTGTTTTACCGTTGACTGTTGTTACCGCACCGCTATCAATCTTACCTGTGTTACTATGCCCACTTGTAATCGTAATTATCTTTGTCATTTTATTCCTCTAAATATTTATAACTTAGTACGCTAAATTACTTATAATTGTAGGTACAATATTCAATGTACCATCTGTTGTTGCTAAAGCTGTCTTAGCTTCAAATATAACATCAACAGTTAAAGCTTGTGTACTATTTGTAATGTTACCTAAAGCTGAAAACCCTATAAGTTTGTTGTAAGCCGATGTCAGATTTACACAGTTAAATAACATCAACAATCTACCTGTTCCTGTTGTACTGTAAGCATAAGGTTTATATGTTTGTGCTGTTATCCTAAACAGTTCACTATTGATCGCAACGTTGGTGTTTACATTGAATGTTCCTTTAATCCACAACATTCCTTGAAACCTAGCAACCTGAATATCTGCATTAGTTACATAAGCAGGGATTGTTCCAACAGTTGTAATATTAACCCAAGTAGGTGAACTGCTTCCTCCACCACTATTTGTTACTTGGTTTTGTATCTTACCTAAAGCACCTAATACTGTATCTGTAGCAGATATAACACCACCTGTTGCTGTGCTTAACCCTGTTAATGAAGTTGCTCTCACCCTAGCATCAGTAAAATACAACCTACTTCCTTCCGTAATATCGCTTGTTGTGCTGTTATGAGGATTACCTTGTGATTGACTATGATCGTATGCAACCTTGCCTCTATCACCACGATATGCTGTCTCTGATGTTTCACCAAGAGCAACACCACCACTACTAATCACAACATAAAGTATTCCACTCCAACGATATGTCTTATTGGTTGTAGTGTCTATGTAAATCTTATCTGTTTCAGGAGTGTAAGGTTGATTGTTTAAATTATTAAACGTAGTTGGGTTAATATAAGTACCCTCAAGAACGTCATCAACAAAACTAGGAAGTTGTGATGCAGGAATCTTCCCATCAACTAAATCTGCTTTTGTACCTAAAGATTGATTAACTGATGAAGCATTTGCTTTTAGATTGATTTGATCTTGTAATAAGCTGTCTTGTGCATCTACATATGTTTTATCAACTTTAGAAGTAACAGCATTTGTAATTTGTAAATCAGTTTCAGGTTTTGTATAATAGTTAGATAAATCAGAACTCACACTAGGATCAGCTATAATAGCTCCAAGAGGGATATTGAATTGTAATTGCTCAGAACTTGACTCTGTTGTCAAACCAATTGGATTATTCCAATACACTTTAAAAGACGCATTGATCATGTAATTGCCTCTATAATGTAAAATGAAAAATCTTGAGAATGACGAGTGCTTCCATTTAATTCAAATTTAATATCCATCTTTGCTTTACCTACACTCCATGTAGATGTAACAGAAGATTCAACACTCATTAGTATAAAACCTTTATCTGCTACTTGGTTTGGGTATGGAGTAAGGGTTGGTGTTGCGATGACTGCACCTAGTAGATTGACAATAGAACAAGAAAAAGACATTGAATGTGTAATCTCTACAGCTTCGCCTGTTGTGGAATCTATTAATTGTATAGGTACATCAAAACTATCTCCAATCTTAATGTACGGGGTATTTGTTGAATATGACATACCTATTATCCTTATTATTTTATATCTTCTGAACCAAGTCTATCACTGACTAATTTGGTAACTTTAGCAGTTCCGTAATACCCTAAAAATGAACCAATCAATATGAGAGATTCTTGTGGAAGTTTAAACCACGATAGCAAGAAATATGCTCCGTATGTAAAAATAGCACACATTATAGCTTCAACAAAGTCAATCTTACCTGTACGTTTATGCGTTCTTAATACAGCCATTATAAATGTAACTGTTATACCACCAATCAAAAACCAATACTCTAATAGTTTAAACCATAAACATTGTAATGCCTCTTGCACCTCATAACCCTCTTATAATGTTAAACCTTGTTCCCACATTTGATTAACTTGTTCTTCTGTTAAACCTAACAAGTTACACATATATTTCACACTATTGCTTGTTCTTTGAAACTCTGTAGCTTCTGAATATTCAATTTGCAATCTTGTTCTTTGTGTAACATCTTCAATGTTATCAATAGCACTTTCTACTTGATCTAACAACCCATTCTCTAGTAAAACGAGTTTAAATTGTCTACGAGTGAGTGGTTTTAAAGACTTGACATAAATGTCATATAGTTGTTCATCTGACATATACTTTTCAGGGTTGATATGACGATCAACTTCTAAATCAGTCATCATCACCATATCTTCGGTGATGTAGTCATCTTGACTACCGTCTAATTCAAAAGCATATACTTCACTGTTTAATTTAAAATACTTCATATCTTCATCTCCGACCAAGCTGTTAATGTTACACCTGACACCTTGTACGTGGTTGCAGGAGGTACGATAAACCAAGTACCAATATTAACAACTAAATCATTACCTAGATTCTGAGAAGGTAAAACAGAACCTCCAACTGTTGCTACAATAGAACCGTTATTAGTACAACCAACAACAACAACAAATATTGGTCGTGTATCACTGTTTGTATAAACTGTATCCATCACCCTTGAAGTTGTTAAATCTTCATATGTTTGATTAATACCTAAAGCGGAAGTTAAGTCTAGTTTAGTATCTTTTAGCACTTTCCCTTGAGCAGCAGTTAAAGCTTGATTTGTGTTTGTTGAAGTTAACGTATTATTGAATAACCCTGCACTATTAACCTCTCCTGCTGATGTACCATCTTTCTTAATTAAACTAATTGTTCCATCTGCGTTAGCTCTTGCTGCTACAGGGAAACCCCCTGCTGTAATACCATCATGCACAACTAGAACATCTTTTGTGGTATCTACAGTAACTTCACCATTTGCACCTGTGAAAGTATTATGCTCTGTGGTTGTACCACTTCTTAATTGTAATTGAACTGCCATAATTAATTATGCAAAGCATCCTCTAATATGTTAAATTTGTATCTACAATGCTTCCGCAATAGATTGTTTTTATAATTGTTGTA